GCGACCAGATGCACGGACTCTTTTCGCGCCCAAATTGAGGAAAACGGGGAAGACCCCCAAGTCTTCATGGACGAGTTCTCCGCATGGAAGGCTCGCGGACCTGCCGGAGAGTATGCGTTTTATGCTTTTGGGCGAGATGGCGAGTATTCACGGCCAAAGGTGCTGGGCGTGAACGTGTTGAGGCATGTGCATCTTGCCCCCAGAGTTGATCCCCATGAACAGGCTGAGTGGAAGCGCCGATGGCGGAAAGGGTGGCAGAAAACCAGTGATCGGGTGCTTGTGTATGCCCAAGATCAGACTCACGGCTACCTCTTGATTTACATCTTGGACGAGCCAGGCGCTCATGAGATTGCGGAAATGCGAAGTCCAGAGGACGAGAAGTTGATGAAGCAGATGGCAAAAGTGGCATCTGATTTCATATTCGACGGATCTATCAGGGCGTAGCATCACATCACCCTTGCCTGCTACAGTCCCCGCCAGGAGGACGCCCATGGAACAGGCAGCACAACAACCGGTCACGCCCCTGCGATCTTCCGCCCCTCAATAGGGTTCGACACCAAGCCTGTGAGTTGGGGCAGTAGACAAAAAGAAACCCTCCGAAGAGGGCTTTGATTTTTTTAGTTGAAGCTACGCAGCCAGACGGGCCGTGTTGGGGCGTTGTTGCAGGCGCTGCATGCAGGCGGTGGCCATTTCGATCAGTTCTGCACTGGTGCACATGCACTCACCACTGGACACATCGCGCACCAGGCGGGGCCAGGTGGTGGTGAATGAGCCATGCTCCAGTTGGCGCACGTAGGCGGGAGTGCCCTTGGCGCTGTCGTCAATGAAGGCCAGCACCCAGCGGCTGTATTTCCATTCATCGTTGCCCGACAGCACGGCGTTGAACACGGCGCTTTGAACGGATGCGGCGGCCTGCGAAGCTGCATCGAATGCGGCCTTTGTGCGCGCTGCGTCGGCCTGCGCGGGCTGATTGCGACCGGTCTTGCGCTGCACGGCTTCCACGATGGGCTCGAACAACATGGCCGGGTAGCCGTTGGGCGATTCGATCTTCTTCACCCAGTCAGCCACGATCTCTTGCACGGTGCCAGCCTTCGGGGTGTCATCAACCAGCTCCCACTCCGAAACATGCCGAGCCAGGATGTTCACCGCCTCATGGAACTCCCCGGCGGGGATGTGGCGGTAGTCTGTCTTGAAGTGCGCCTTGAGCTTGCTCCAGCCTTTGACCATGGCACCGCCCTGCTTCTCCTTCGGCAGCTTCTTCACGTTCTCTGTCAGAAGCAGGCGCAGGGTTTCGGCCTGCTTGTCGCTGATGGTCTGGTCGGGAAGAACCGAGTAGGCGGTGCGGGGGTTGATGGCGATGCCATCATTCCAGTATTGCCAGAGAACGTCGTCGCACTCGTTTTGGTATGTGAGCACAGTCGGCCGAATTTCTGGCTTGATCTTCCCCACATGGATGCCTGCCAGCCAGCCGAACAGCTTGCGGAGAGCGATGCAGGCCATCAGCTGAATACCGCCTGCGGTAGGTATGGCGATTTCCACCATACCCCAGCGACCGTCATTCGCAGCCAGCTTGGCATGCTGACTTTTCCAGTCAATGCCCATGCCCTCCACGATGGGCTTCATAGGCGTAAATGGCTTGCCGTTGTGCTCAACCACATACAGGTCCGCGCCGTGAAACGGCACCGTGATTGCGCGGCTGGGCGCGACTTGCGTAGAATCGATCATGTTGCTTTCCTTCTGATAGGGGTTTGCTTCACTCGACGCCTCAGGACTCTCACCTCCTGGGGCGTTTCCTTTTTCAGTGCACCTTGCTGACATCTTGCGCAGCTCCTCGCACGCACTCCTTCAAGAAGGCGACGATCTGACCGTTGAAACTTCGGTCGTTTGATTTGGCTGCCTCATGAACCTGTTGGTGCAAGTCGCGGGGCAATCGCAACGCAGTTTTTTGCCATTCAGCTTGGGTTTGGTTGGTGGCCATTTCGCTCCTTTCAGAAAGTCACCGTGACTTCCTTGGGGCAAATGTATGTCACCGTGACTTTATATGCAAGTTTTTTTATTGCCATAGCAACGCTATGCTTCGCACATGGCCACTGAAACCTCCTCGACAGGGCGCGAGTCCGATAAATTCATGCTCCGATTCCCGGAGGGGATGCGCGCGGTCATCAAAGAGGCAGCCGAGAAAAATGGCCGGACCATGAATGCGGAGATCATTTCCCGCCTGCAAGCCAGCTTTGACAAGGGCAAAGACAGGCCGATCTCCAATTACGCAACCGTCGATCACGGCGACGATCCGCCGCCACTGGACATCTACGCCCAGCTAGCGATCCACGCCGAGCGTCGGGCGTTGGCCGTTGAATCAGAAAAGCTTCAGCTTCTCCAGGACGAGCTTTGGACGGTAAACTCTTGGCGCGAGACCATGTACGGGAAAAACTGCGCACACCACTTGGACGAACTCGCGGCCGGACTTGCAGAAACGATTGGTGAGCTGTCGGAGCTGGATGAAGAAATCGAGTCCGCCCGTGCAGACGCTGACCAGGCGGCAAACAAGGTCCCCGACCTGCCCGGGCCGTGGCAGCGCCGCACGAAGCCCTAAGTCACCCCTGACTTAACCAAGCTTACTGCTAGAGTTGGGGAAGGAGGGCCACCAATGGAACAGGCTACAGAACAAGCGGCAACGGCCACATCGAAGCCAACAAACTGGTACTCAGGCTGGCGTGTCTTTGCCACTGCCGCGACTACCTTCATTGCTGCAAAATTATTTGGTGTCGCAGGTGCTCTTGTGGCCGTCCTGCTCTTCCTCTGGCTACAACCCAAACGTGGAACATGGCAAGCGCTTGCTGCAGCCGTAGCCGCAGGCGCATTGGTAGCTGTTGGGCTGAGCGTCGCGCTCCTTCAAGAGCAGCGAACAAACGTTCAGCAGGCTCCTGCATCACCCCAACCTGCAGCTACGCCAATATCGTCGGAGAAAAAGGCATTCACCTACGAAGAAGCGGTCGGCGGAAGCAAGCCCTAGACGGGCTGGAACATTGCCCCATCCCAACGGGCTTGGCCGCGAGCCGTCTGATACACCTGCCCTTTGACCAGTTGCTCTTTCTTCGGCAGCGGCTGAATTGTGCCGCCCTGATCCGCCTTCCCCCCAATCGGCACCTGCTCCACCGTCCCATCCTCCAGGGTCCGAATCAGCGCCTGGCCACCCTTGGCCACCACGCCCTGATCGGTCACAGTATCGGGAAGGTTGACCACCTGCATCCGGTCGGCCGCCGTCTTGCCGCTCAGTGATGCCAAGCTGCGTTGAGCAATCTTCCGCTGTTCCGGGGTGGCGTTCGGGTCCAAGAGCACGTTGCGCAAAGCCTCCTGCTGGGCTGCGGCCCGGGTCTGGAACCCTTGCGCAGTGCGACGCAGAGCGAGGTCCCCCTGGGCAACAGCAGTGCGGCCAGCTTCACGAGTTGTGGCCCCTTGTTCCTGCATTGCAGCGCGCTCGGTAGCGCCGGCGTCCTGCACCGCAGCTCGCTGGTTGGCGCCGCTTTCACGCATTGCCGCTTGGTCTACGCCAGTCTGGGCTTGCTGCAGAGCCTGATCATTTCGCAATGCTGCTTGGTAAGCAGCCACATTGCCATCTTGATCGGCTTGTCCGCGCACCAGTTGTCCCCGCAGATTGGTAGTGGCGCCTCGGCTCCATTCGGGGGTGTTGGTGATTGAGCTTGCCGACACCTGAAGGTTGCGCAAGTTATTGCGCGCAGCCCAATCGTTGGTCGAATTGCGCACAGTGGGCGCCGCCACCTGGGTCGATGGTGCGGAAGTAGAGCCACGCGGTACGAAGCCAGCCGCTACTCGACCTACGCCACTCGGCGCCGAGACTATTCCGCCGCCTGGTTCCTGGCCATTGATGCTGATGTCTCCCGCCACATTGGTCCCCGCATAGCTGTTGCCATCGCGTGTGACATTGCTGGTGCTACGCCCATTGGCGAACACCACGGTGTCACCCACAGGTGAACGCTCAGTTGCAGGCAATGCCGGTGAGGCTGCAGACTGAGTTGGAGCCGGAGCTGTAGCCGGCGTGGTGCTGGCGGTAGAACTCGCTGGCTGTGTTGCAGTCGGCGGCGCAGTAGCGGACGCGGATTCCCCAATGCCCAGAAACTGCTTCCCGGCATCAGCGACTGCAGGTGCTGCCGCGCGCCATGCACCACCCACTACATCGTCAACCACTGCGGGGCCATAAGCCAACGCAGCGCGTGCTGTTTCACCAGCTGCAGCACCATAGCGGCCCTGGCTTGCAAGGTCGCCAATGGCTTTGCCAGACTCATTGAAAACCGCGCGGGTGCTGGGCATGAACCCAGCAGTCTTGGGCGCTGCGTTTGCTGGCGCTGGCGTCGGTGCTGCCGTGGGAGCAGCTGGTCGGCTGGCTGCCTGCGCCTGGGCGCCCTGCACGTACATGGCCGTTTGGTTGGCCAGGCGCTTCTTTTCCTCGTCCTGCACGGCACCGCCATCTGCGAAAGACTGGGACGGCACAAAACCAGCAGCCGTGCGCGTCTTGCCGCCACCGCCAGTTGCTTTGTGGGTCGCATCGCGCATCACTGTCAGCACAGCCTCACCCAGCGCCTGCACTTGCTCGGGCGGCAGCTCAAATTCACCATTGCTCAGGCGCACGGGTACGGCGTCACCCGCCTCGCCGCCCTGCCCTTCCATGCCTTCGGCTTCTTCACCCATTTCCTCGGGCTCGCCCAGTTCCTCCAGCGCCTCGGGGCCAATGGCCTGGGTGCTGTCGGCCGGCATGATGAAGGTGCCGGGGCGCTTTTCGGTTTCGATGGAATCGCTGGTCCCAGTGCCTGGCCCGCGGATCAGGCCGCCAGGCTTGAAACCAAACGGTTTCACCGTGCCACCCTCTTTCAGGCCCTGCTCCTTTTCACGGCGCTGCATGGCATTCATGCCGGAGTAGTCGCTGATTGCCGCCTGCGGTGCTGGTGCTGCGGGCGCGGGTGCAGGCCGGGATGCAACGCGGGCAGCAGCCTCCTGGTTGCGTGCCTGTGCCTTGGCGTCAGCGGCCAGCAGTTCCTCGCGGGTCTTGGGGCGAAATCCAAGCATGCCGGTGAGAGAGTGGACCATGCCGCCATCGGCTAGGTACTGCGGCTGCTGCTTGTAGCCCATGGCCTCCATTTGGGGGATCATGGCGCGCAGGCGTGCGGCATTGGATGTGTCGGTTGGTGCGGCGGGTGGTTGAGCTGGCTGAAACCCCATGGCCTGCATTTTTGGGATCATGTCGCGCACTGCTGCGACACCGCGCGATCCAAACGGGACAGATCCGCCATCAGCGAGCTGGGGCACGGTCTTGTTCCGTGCGGATTTTGGTTGGAAGCCGTACATGGCGCATCCTTTGAGTCGGGTTGTAGTGATTCTTCTGGCTGGCTGGTGGCCAGACAAGCCGGACAGGGGGGAGTTGTTACGCTGATTCGGTCTTGCCCAGAGTGTTGGCAACACTCGCACCGATCCCGTTCAGGCTTGCGGCGGCTGCATTTCCAACCATCGAAAGATTCGCCAGAGCTGCCTGAGCCCGCATCTGGGCGGTCTCGATCTTGGCGCGCAGATTGGCCTCGTTGGCACGCTCTTTCAGCTCCGCATCGGTGATTTCCAGCCGCAGAAATGGCTCCAGGGCAGCGCTCTGCGCCTGGTAAAGCGACACCAGCGTGCGCGCCGCGTCGTTCTTGAGCCCGCTCAGTGAGGTGGCCAGCTGCGCAGCGGTCTGGGGCGCGAACATTACCGTGCGCACATAGTCGCTCACTGCCTGCAGCGCCTGTGTGAAAAGGTTGCCTGCCGTGGTGATGGCAAAGCGCACGTTCTCCACCTCGGTGTCAAAGCTCTTGATGGCGATGTCGCGGCTCTGCTCGGCCAGCTTGTCCCGGCTGTCCTGACGGATCATGGCAATGTCGTTCAGCATGGCGCCGGGCGGCAGCGGCCAGCCCGCGCGGGCGTACTTTTCGGTCACGCCGGCGGTATCCCGGGCAGCCTGTTTCAGGACGCGCGCACGCCCACGCTCCCAGAGCGCCGTTTCCACCGCCGGATTGATGCCCGTGCCTCCCTCGTTGATCGCCCGCTTGCACCACCGCATGGCATCTGCCAGCAGGGTCATATCGGGGAAGGCGATGCCCACCATCTTGTTGAAGGCGTCTTCCACCAGCGCGGAAAGCTCCGCGTTCTTGGTGTCGAAGAATGCGAATGCGCTGTCCGGGTCGTCAAACTGCAAGCCATCGGGGGGAGCAATCTGCTCCAGCGCTGTACTCAGGGAAGGCAGCGGGATCTGCGCGGCGGTGCCCACATCGCCCTTGATGCCATCACCGAAAGCAAACGCCCGCTCAAACCACTCCTGGGCGTTGTTCCACTTCGCGTTGATGATCTGCGTGGTCTGCAGGGCTGGACCTGTCACCCCGCTGGGAATGGTCACAATATCGGTCATGTTCCGATCCTCCGGGCCGATTCGGCAATGAGAAAGCGCACGGCATCCACCTCGAAGGGCATGCCGCTGTCGTTGTAGAAAGTGGGCGTCAGGTAGGTGCTCTGCATGCCCTTGCCCAGGTCGAAGCGCATTTCGCGCATGGTGCTGCCATACACCCGGGCTTGGTAGGAATAGCTGGCCGGCGCGCCGCGCACCAGCGCATCCACCTCCAGCCGCATTGCGCCGGCTGCCGCGCCCAGGTAGCAATGGGTCACGGTCTTGACCTGCGGATTGCCGAAATTCATCTGGCCCAGGCCAAACACCGACACGATGGGCTCGCCAGCGTCGTCCTCGCCCTCCAGTAAGTACAGGCCTTCGTCGGTCGCACCGTAGTAGCGCCCGCCGATCTTGGCCACGCTGTTGAACGGGTAGTTCTCGTACTGCGTGGTCCCGCCAGGATCATCTGCGGTGATGTTCATGACGAACACCTCGGTCAGGTTCGAAAGCGCTCCCAACTCGCCGCCCAGTAAGGCCAGCAGCGGCGCCACGGCCAGCACTACCTCGGCCGCATAGTCGATCTCGCCAGAGAGCACGCCACGCATGGGAGCTGCAGCCAGCGTAACCTGCGCGAAGGGAGAGAACGCGCCACCCAGCACGCCCGACAGTGCACTGCTGGGCAGCACTGCAGCCGATACAGCGCCGGTGAAACTGCCCGACAGCACACCCTGCATGGGCGCGGTGGCGAGTGTGACCACCGCGAAGTGGGTGATTGCACCGCCCAGTACCGCATTCAGGGGCTTGGGATAGCCCGAAGCGTAGCCCTGCATCGGGGCCATCATCCCGTGGGATTCGCCGTACTTCCCCTCCACAGCCATGCCAGTCATGGGCACCATCACTGCGCCGGAGAACCCATAGCGTGCTTCGGGGCCGTGGGCGTAGCCATACAGGGGCATCATCTGCCCCGCGCTCAGACCATAGGCTGGAGTGAGCATGCCGGCACTGGCCTGGCCGCCCAGGGGACGCATGGATGCGCGGGCCTCGCCATACGTGCCATGCACCGCAAGGCCGGTCAGAGCCCGCATCGCGTTGTGCGATCGCGCACGTTTGGCGCTGGCCGTGCCGGTCAGGGCATGCATGCGACCGCGTGAATAGTTCCACTCTGTTTCCGAAGCGAACCCATCCAGAGGCAGCATGGATGCCGCTGAAAACCCGCCGAAGGTGGACATCAGCGCCGGGGCGTCAATGGTGTCACCACCAGAGTAAAGCGAGGCATCGAGGAACACTGTGCCCGTGCTGGGCAGGTCGCTGGTGTAGATCAGCGCATCGTTCTTGTAGTACCGAACGCGCCCGCCAATGCGTTCGATCTTGAACGTGTCACCACCGGAAAAAACGGCCTCTGCCGTCTTGGCCGTGCCTAGCTCCATCACTTGGAAGGTCTGGCGGCGGAAGTACAGACCATGCTCAATGTTGAGGTATCCGGCGTCCTCGTCCACGTCGTTGAATCCCACCACGGCGCCCACGGCGGCGGGCACTTGGAAGGTGGCAGCACCATTCCCCACCAGCTCCGCGATGGATCGCGCGCCCGCGTTCCAGCCCAGGCCGAACTCTTCGACCACGGTGCGCGGCCGATAGGACACGGCGGGCTGGGCCTTCTGCTCGGGCTGCGCAGGGTAGAAGACTGTGGTGGTTTCTGGCGCGCAGACCCGCGTCGTGGTGCTCACCCCAGGTGTTCCGGGCAGCTGCACAAAGCGAACCACGGCCTTGCCGCTGTCGTCAATGACAACGGTTCGCGTGAGGGATGGCTGTGTGCCGCCCACTTGGCGGGTGACCAGACGGCAAACCACCTTCGTTTCCGTCGCCGTGTAGGCCGCGCGGGCTGGGCGGTACGGAATCGCCGCCTGGGCTGCGCGCTCAGGCAACACCGTGATGCCGGTGGACTTCTTGAGCTGGTTTGTCACAGTCGTTCCTTCGTGCCCACCAGGCCCGTCCAGAAGGCTTCCACGGGTGCGGTCGCCAGCATCGGCAGCGCAGCGTGAAACCGGAAGCCCGAAACAATCGGGATGCCGTCCCACCCATCCACAGGGATCGTCACCGAGAACAACGGCGGCAGCAGGTCGATGTAGTCCTGCTCGGATGCGTACACGTCGTATTCATAGGGATCATCGCCAGCCGACAGGTAGCAGGCTGGGTCTCCTTCCCCTCGATCCACCGCAGACGACGACGGCGTGATGGTCGGGTCGCTGAATGGCGGGTTGGAGACGCCGGTGAACCCATAGTTGTTGATGTAGGGCGGCGTGTCCACGCGGGTCACGTAGGTGCCCGCACCATGGAAAGCGATGCTGCCGTCGTCAAAAACCTTGTAGACGCGCACATTCCCCGTGGTCGGCGGCGCGCTCACGCCGTCCCACTCGGGAGTCTCTGCGCGACTCGTGTAGATGACCGCCAGCACGCCCATGGCTTAGAACGTGGGCAGGTTGATGCTGTACTCGTCCAGCGGCTGCTCGATGCCGGACACCAGCGATGTGCTGCCCAGGTTCATTTCCGCGCCGCTGGTGCTCACACGGCCCTGAATGCGCGGCTCGGTGGTGGACACACCGCCCGTGTCAGCAGAGCCCACATGGCGGTAGTAGCCCGCCGTGCCGGTGGCAAGGTTGGTGCCCTTGAGCACGTCCGACACTACCTTGGCCACGATGCCGTCCACGGCCGTTGTGTCCATGCTGAACCCGGCACCAGCGCCGTCCTTGTCGATCACGCACAGCAGCGTGCCCGTTTCGGCGGCATCGGCGCTGGCAGGCTCGGAGCCAGAAAAGATGCGGATCTTGCCGCTCGCCAGGGCGGCGCGCAGAGAGCCCGTGACCAGCATCTGATTGCGCAGGCCGGTGGAGACTTTGTAGGTCATGGTGGTTTCCTTTCGGTGGTGATTCAGTTCTTGACCCAGAGCGCACCAGCCATGAAGCCGCCGAACTCTTCTTCGTCGTCGGCGCCGTCCGGGTCACTCCAATAGCCGTAGTCGCGGTCCTGTCCAAAGGCTGCGTTGAACACCGCTTTGTGCGTGGTGTCCTGCTTGCCGTGCACATGGATGGCATCAAACCAGTTCAGGGCACCCTCTGTCGAACCCGACAGGGGGGAGATCAGCTCGCCCGTGGCGGTGGGCACTTCCTCCGGGCCCTCAAACAGGATCTCGCCCTGCGTGCGGTTGATGCACGCCGCCCAGTGACCTCCCGGATGGGCCGGGATGCTGTTGCCGGGCAGCAGACTGGGGGTGATGAAGCGCGCGGCGAACTCCTGCTGCATGGCCAGGGTGGCGCCCTCGTTGCCGCAGGGCGCCACCCCGCGCGGAATGCTGGGCAGGCGTACCGCATCCGCCGGCGGCGCCATGGTCGCGGCCGGGTCGGGCCCGAACTCTGGAATGTCAGGCTGGTACAGGATGGAGCGCACCGCCTGGCCACGGATACGCAGGTGGTGGTTGGGATACACCTGGCTGCCAAACCGGCGGCTTGCGCGCGTGGCGTTCCACTCCAGGTGCGGGCTGGGATCGTCCACCACCAGCCGCTCATAGCTGGATGCGGTGGCCCTGTTGCGCTGATAGGTGCGGGTGATGAAGTTCAAAAACCGCAGGTCGGCCACGTCGATGTGCGTCACAAAGGTGGCCGGCATGTGGTTCTCGCTCAGGTACTTGGCGCGGGCCAGCCCGATTTCAAATTGCGGTGCTGTGGTGGTGGTCGATAGGGGCATGAACACCCGCCCGGGGTAACCCACGGTTTCGCCGTTCGCCTGCTCAAACGCGCGGGCTGTGTCCGGGCCCGCGTAGAAGAACTCTGTGAGCACGTCCAGGCCGTCAAACTCCCACCGCTCGTTGTGCACCAGGCACAGGCGCTGCACCATGGCCTGCGTTCGCTGGTTGCGCACCATGTAGTACGCATGGACGCCATCGGCCCGGAACTGCCCGGTCAGCGCGCTTTCCAGGTAGGGCTCGTCAATGTGGTCGTGGTATCGCCGCCCGCTCGCAAAGCCTGGCGGCCCCACGATCCCGCGAAGATGCCGGCCGCCCTGGGCGAACTGCACGCCCGCCGTCAGGTAACGCCAGGTGTTACCGCCCACAGGATCCGTGGGGAACCCAGGCCCCTCGTCCGTCACGCCCTGCCCCGGTATGAAATACACCTCCACTTCGGCCACCACCAGGTCATCGTCCGCGAGGCCGTCCACCGCGTCCTGCTCCTTGGTGCGGGGCGTGGCCACGTAGTAGGCGGCGTCCACAAAGTATCGCTTGGGGCGCTCGCTGGTGGCGTCGTAGAACTCGCTTTGGAGCACATTAAACGTCACATCGAAGGCGTAGGGGTCGCTCTCGCTGGTCGCCGTCACCGTAATGCCCAGCTCCAGGAGGCCCGGCAGGTAGGTGAATGCGGGCTCGTAGTTTTCCGGGTTGGGCACCGCCTTCCAGTCCTTGGTGCTGCCGCCCACGACGGGATTGAAACCCGCCTCCTGCGAACACCCCACCAGCACGCCGTCGATCAGGTACGCACGGGCAAAGGTCTGCTCGCCAAAGCGCCGCGGCAGCCGGTACTCGCGCACGCGGCGGTAGGCCCAGCCGTCGCCGTCCGGGTCCGGGCGAAAAGCACCATTGGCCTCACGGCCGGGCGCGGAGCGCTGGTAGCCATTGCCCGCGTTCTGCGTGGTGTAGAGGTTGTTGAAATGGGCATCCGGCATCAGCGGCTTGCCGCCCACCAGGTAATACGGGCCGAAGGGATCGCCCGCGTTGGTCTTGGTCCAGACCCACACCCAGGCCTCCACCTTCTGGTGCGCGACGGTCGCGCAGCGGGTGCCTGTCTTGTTGAATTGCCAGGTCCAGTGCTGGGTCTCTACGTCCTGCGCGGTATCGGGCACCGTCACCCAGGCCGGGTACGGAGGAAGGAACACCCGGGCCACGCTGGGCGGAAGGTCGGCGTAGGCAATGGGGTTGGCCGCGTACAGCTCCGCATACTTGGCGGTGTTCTGGTACTCGCCCAGGGGCCACACCGTGAAACGGCCATGGGTGTCTGACTGGATCACATAGTCCCGGCGTGCACCGCTGGGCAGCGTCACCGTCTGCACGGCCGCGCGGCGATACCAGACTTTCTCGCCCTGCTGGCGGCTGGCGCCCACCTGCACGCCGTTGGCCTTGTAGGCGCATGTCTTGATGTCGAAACCCGCATCGCCCATCACCGGGTCGTTCTGGCGGTCGGCGCCCAGCTTGAGCAGGTAGTTGCTGCGGAAGGAGTAAGCCGTGGTGCCCGGCCCGCGCTGCGGCGCGTTGGTGGCCAGCCCGTAGTTGAACCCAATGGCAGAGGTCAGCAGCCAGTCGCCCTTGTTGCCCTTCCACCAGGAGTGCTCGGCCATCTTCTGGTCTTGCCAGGACCACTTGGTATAGAAGTAGTCCGGCTCGGCCTTGGCGCCGTTGGAAGGTGTCACAGAGGTGGCGCGGCGCGCGGGCACTACGTTCCAGGTGGGCACCTGGCCGGGCTCAGGCACCAACGTTGTCGAGTAGCGCGGCAAGGCCTTGCCCGCCATGCTCAGAAACACGGCGCTGCCCTTGGCGTAATCGCCCGGCGGCTCGCCAGGGATCTCCACGCCGTCCGCATCGGTGGGCGCCACGCCCAGCTCGCCCGCAGAGCCCAGGCCCTCCGGGTACTGGCGGAAATCCTCGTTCACCCAGAACTCATAGCCTGCCAGCCCTGTCTGCGCCTGCTCAGCTGGTGCAGGTTCCACGTACAGGCGCCCATTGACCTTGCGCGATACGGAACCATCAGGGTTCACGCGGTGCAGCGAAGGCGTGCCCAGGGTATCTAGGTGCCGCGCCTGGCGCTCACCCTGGCCGCTGGGCGTGCCTCGCTGGTGCGGGAACTTGCCGTAGTCCACGGGCCATCAAGCAGGATTGGAGAGCGTCAGCAGCACGGGAACACGAACCACGGTGCCCGCTGGGTAGGTCACGGGTGCATTCAGCTTCTGGATGGCCAGCAGCACGCCCGTGGTGGAACCCTTGCCGGCGCTCGAAACGATGGCGAACGCGCGCACGGTCTTTTCTGCGGTCAGGGTGAACTGGGCATAGTTGCCCGTGTTGTCGGATGCCCCGTTGCTCGCGGCGCTCTCCACGAACGCAGGGCGCGTGGCCTCCGAGTAGGCAGTGATTTCGGTGGCGCGGGCCACGATGTTGGCGGCGGTGTCGTCATCCTGGGGGGTGTAGTCGCCCTCGTACGGGGCAACACGCCACTCTGCCACCTGGGTAGCACCGTGGAGAACCACGTCCAGGATGTGATTGCGGCCTTCGGCTGGGTAATGGATGGTCATGGTGGGGTCACTCCAAAGCGTGAGGTGATGAGGTGCTTGTCGCCCAGGTGCTCGCGCACCCAGGAAAAGCCGGATTTGGCGGGGTTGAAGGTCAGGGCTTCGTCCTGCGGCAGGGCCAGCGCACCGCCGGACTTGGCGATCACAGCGCCCTGCTCGCCCTGCCAGTACGCGGTCTGCCTGCGCTTGTCGAAGACAGCAGAGCCAGGCAGCGCGCCGTAGGGCAGCAACACCACGGGCGTTGTGTTGAGCGGGTCGCCGGGCAACCAGTAGGTTTTGTCCGCGCAGACATACACGCCGTCGTCCATGGGCTGAACCAGGCTGATCGGCTCAGGGAACGGGATGAAACCGCGCCCCACGTTGAACAGGCCATAGCGGTAGGCCTCGCTGACATAGAGCCACCGGCCGCTGGCCACCAGCAAAGAGCCCTTGTAGTGCGCCAGGGTGTGGCCTGCGGGCATGGTGTCCTGCATGAAGGTGTCGCACACCGCGCCGTCATTGCCCAGGCTCAGGTAGTCGCCGCCCAGCACCTCGTTGAACACCTCGCCATCAGGGCCGGTGGCGTACACCAGGGTGTTGGCGGAAAGTCCCGCGAAGGCAATGCCGCCGCCGGTAGGCAGATTGATCTGCACTGGCTCCGTGCTGGCCGACTCACCATCAGGCCCGATGGCCGTGAAGCACACTTGGTAGCGCCCGGCGGGCAGGCCGCCAGCCGTGGCGGATGCCACGGGCACAGGGTTGGGTGCAGGCGTGACCAGCTCGCGGGCCACGGAACCAGACAGGCGTCCAATGCGCGTGCCGTTGGTCCAGTACACCATGCCATCCGGCAACCGCGAATACGACACGCGGCCAGAGCCCAGGCCAGGGACTGCAACCGTCCGGGCCAGGGTGCGGTGATCGATGTGCACCAAGTCGCCATTGAACACCCCGTAGGCGTCCTTGTCATCGGACCACAGCGAGTGCCAGCCACCAGCCACGGAAAGCGCAAAGCCGGGGCGGCTGCGCATGAAGCCCGATTGCGTGAGGTCAATGTCCTTGGCAACCCGCAGCCAGCAAGCCGTGACCCCACGGCCCAGCGACACCTCCATGCGCGTGACCGGCAGGCGGTTGTTCAGGCCCAGGTTGGTGCCGATTGGGTAGGGTTTTGCCATGGTGCACGTCAGGCCATGAACGACTTGTTCGTCTGCACCTCGTCATGGCGCGTCGATCGGCGCAGATCGGAATCTGGGCGCGGGCCAAAGTAAGCGGTGAATGCAGCTTCTTCCGTGGCTGCCCGCGTTTTGTCCTGCGCATCGGCATCGGGCTTACTGAACGCACGATGCAGCGCCCAGTGCACAAGGTGGCGGTGGTGAGCCTCGTTGATCTCGGGCTTGTCGTTGTCGTTGGCCAGGGCCTTCAATGGCAGCCGGTAGCCTTCCACAAACAGGGTGCCCGCAACAGATGGGCGGTCCACCAGCGTGATGCGGGTGTCGTCCTGAATGGCAAAGCACGGGCGGCTGTCGGTGCGGTCGCGCCAGCCAGGCCGTATGCGGTCCAGTTCTTCGCGGGTTTTGAGGTGCACTCGGTCCGAAGTGGTGGCGCCCGTGGCCTTGAAACGCAGGTGCTCCAGCTCGTACAGCGACTTGTGCAGCGGATAGGTGGCCACACCAGCCGTCACAGCGATCTCGCAGATTGCAGGGTCAGCGGCCTCGAACAGCAGGCGCCCACGAACGGCCGCCTCGGCCTGCGCCTCGGTCAGCCACGCTGCCACCCACTCCGCGTCCCAGAGTGGGGGTGTTTGCAGGTCGTCCGCGTCGATGCGGAACTGCTCGATCAGCTGCTCCAGGTTCATGGCGATCAGCCCACCATGCCAAATTGGTCGATGAAGCCGCGCACCTGGTCACGCAGTGCATCAACCTTCTGGGACTTGTCCAGTTCCTGGCGGTAGTTGTTGCGCGCGAACTCGATCAAACCAGCCTTGGGCATGTGGGCCACAGTGTCCAGCAAGTCCTGGCGCTGGCGCTCTTTGTCATCGATCTGGTCTTTTTGCTTGGCCGCAAGTTCCAGCGCCGCCTTGGTGCCGTCCGGGTCTTTATCGTCCACAGGCTTTGTGGTGTCGGTCTTTGCCTTGCCCTTGGTTTCTGGCTCCTTGTCCGGGGCCTTCCCGAACTGGTCTTCATGGCGCAGGAACTTGCGCGCCAGATCAAACGGAAGCTCGCGCGCCTGGCCTTGCTCGAAAGTCAGGCCGGTGCCGTACAGGTGGTCCCTGAAGCTCGGGCGGCGGCCGATGTACTGAACGGCCACGGTGGTGGTGCTGGTCATGGTGTTGTCCTCGTTGGGCGGATGGAAGAAAGGTCCGATTTGAGATCGGACCTTTCACCTGGCTGCTTGGCGCTTATGGCGCGCCAGTCAGCTCACCCATGACGAACAGATCCACGCGCGCAGCCTTGGCGTTTGCGGCGCCACCGGTCGTGAGGATCAAATTCGCTTCTTTGGGCAGCGTCACGGGAGCTGTGGTGGTGACCTTGCGGTACACACCCGCCGTGTTGAGTGCCACTGCTGCGCCAAAGTACGAAGCGTTCTGAGGGACATTGGCATCGTCCACGCCGTCCGTGTACTCGAAGCCGATGTTGGCAGTGACGGCGGCAGTAAAGGCCGTGGACACAGTTGCCAGATAGTCCTGCAGGTTCATGCCGGCTGGCAGAACGCCCAGCACTACCTTGTCGCCCGAAGCGATGGCGGCAGTCGAATTGGCGTTGGCAGCAGCGCCAGTGGAGGTCGTTTCCAGCTTGAAAGGAAGGGTCGTGAAGTTGCCGAAAGGCGAGACACCGCCGAATTGGCGGGCGCGAAACTGGTTGATCTTGATGGTGGCCATGATGGGCTCCTGAAAGGGTTACCGGGAGGGTCGAAACGGTGCTGATGGCAAGCGGGCCGGTGTTACCCGGCCCTGCTCATCAGTTGCGTGCGCCGATGATTGGCACAGCGGTGTCGATCACCGTGGCGCCGTAGTCGGTGATTTGCTTGCCGTTGCCGTGGTCCACCTCGTAGCGGATCTTGGACACGCCACGGATGGCGCCCAGCAGCAGCTCCACCTTGTCGCCGTGGTCCAGCTCCTTTTCGCTCCAGAAGAACGGCAACGAGCTGTCCTTGTGCGCAGCCATGGCCTCGGCTACCGCCTGGCCGCCCAGCAGGATCGCGCGGTCCACGGCAAACGTGGTGCCGAAGCTGGCTGGCACGATGCAGGAGCTTTCGACTTCGGTTTCGTAGTCGGCGCAATACTTGATGGTGTCACCCGCATAGAAGCGGATGGGCTTGTGCATCTTCACGATCAAGATGCCGTTCCACAGACCTGCCTCACCCAGGAACAGGGGATGCCCGTTGGCCTGGCTGGCGCGCGCCATGGCCGAAGCCTGCAGCGAGCGGAAGTTCGGATCGGTGGCAAAACCACTGTACTGGGCTGGGCTGACCAGCAGCACGCGCAAGGGCGAGTCCGTGGCAGCCTTGTCGCCCTCGAAAATCACCGGGGGTGGTGGCAGTGCGATCTGCTCCATGTAGGTGCGGATGCCGTCCACGGTGTCCATCTTGAACAGGTCCGTGGTGGCGAGATCCACCTCGCCAGCGGCCACATTGAAGGGCTTGACGCCATTGCCGCCATCAGCGATGAAATGGCGGTTTTTGGTCGGCGCCTTCACGTCGTTGACCATGATTTCAGCGAAATCAGGATCTGCCGTGGTGGGGACCACCCATTCGATGTTGTTGTGGAAGCCACGGGCGCCAGCCATGTGCACATGCAGCGTCTGGTCCACGTACTTGTCCATCAGCGCCTGCGCCACAGGGCGGCCCAGCTGGCGGAAGTCGTGAGGGCTGCGGATCGTGGTCATCACGTCGCCCAGGTCCACGGGGAAACGGGCCTGGTTGACGCGCAGCTTGTCCTCGGACAGCTTCATGCCAACGCCACGGCCTTCCGCGTACTTGCTGCCCATGATGGGCTTTGCGCCCACAGGGTTCAGCAGGTGGAAAGTCACCTCATCGCCACGGCCCTTGCCAAGGTCTTGGGCACGAACGATGGGCATGTGCTGCGTGGTCTGCTTGCGCAGAGTGGCGGCAGCGCCAGAGGTGCCCTTGGGCATGGGGCCCGTGAGGCGGGACATCTGCGAGTTGCGCGTGTTGTGCGCAGCGAACAAGCCAGCGGCCTGTTGAACCATGGCAATCGGATCGCCATAGCCCATTTGGGTCTTGTTGGTCATGTGGACCTCCTTCGATGGGACTGGGGCCACGCCATCCCGGCGTTACCCATGTCAGATTCACATCTGACGACTCAAATAAAGATCCCGCTGGGCTTGAGGCATGGCCTCCAGCGCCTCCGCGAGGTCTGCGGGTGACAAGGCATCGAGTGCATCCATGCGGCTCGTTGCACCTGCACGGCCGCCCGGAAAGTCCGAGAGGCTGGTAGGCACAGCGGGCTGCGCGGCTGCAATCGCTGCCTTGGCGGCGGCCTTGGGGTCCACGCTGGGCGCGGGCGCTGCGGCTGCCTGAGTTGCCCCGGTTTCCTTCTTGAACGTGTCGAACAACTCGATCACCTGCTGCGCGGTGCTCTTGGATTCAGGGTCCAGAACGGCGCGGTAGGCGGTCTGAGCGAAGCTGGGCTTACTGGCAAGCCAGTTCTCCAGCTCCTGGCTTTCAGCCACCGAATCAGCATCAGGGTGTGCGCTGTAAATGGCACCGTAGTGCTTCTCCACCTCGCTCACCTGGTGCTGCTCCTTGATCGGTGCCAGCTCCTGGCGCAAGGCGG